GAGGGGAAGTCCCCTCTCTAACTAATTAGCCACCGATCTCGCCGAAGTTTACACCAGTCTTTGTAGCGATAAAGTTCAATGTAATGAAATTAATCGATCTAGCAGGCTTGATGTAAATGTCCGCGATAAACTCATTGCGATCAATAACCTCAGGTGTGTTGTTCGAGGTATCGCACTTCACTAGGAATTCAGTGATACCGCGACGTCCCTGAACATCTCGTAGGAATGGTTCAACAAGAGCTCTAAATTGAGCACGAGTAAAGTCATCGTTGAATTCGAACAGTTGGTACTTAGAAGCTCTTGCGATTGCTTTTTCAAGTACTAGGAACAGACGGCGTACGTTAATACGATCGAATGCGCTTGCCTTGTTAAGCAAGGTCTTGTCTCCGTAGAGAACAGTACCTTCGCCAGGGAATGTAACAACTGGGTTGATTCCACTCTTATATAGAGTATCACGTTGTTGCAGAGTTGGGTTAAATGCCAACTTAGTTACGTTCTTGATTGTGCCACGATTGAAACCAGCTGGAGAGAACCATGGATCAGCAACGTTATCTGTATTAGCACATAGACCTGCTACGTCAGCAGCAAGAGGAATCCAACGGAACTTATCAGCATACTTATCGTACTGATACTTATAACCAGAATCCATCACTACATACGAGCTTGATGGAAGTTGATCGCGGTATGCAACAATACTTTGAGCAGCTGAGACATTGTTTCCAATGATTAGCGGACCAGATATAAATGCTACGCAGTCTTTACGTACTTCAATTACGCTATTGATAATTGTACCAACTGTTGATGCAGCCATGTGGCCAATAGGTACTAAGCTGATATCATAGTCTGCAGGCTCTTTGAAGAGCTCGTAGCCACGAATATAATCGGCTGCAGTAGCTTCAACAGCATCAGCACCACCTTCTAGACTACGAGTAACTGCAGTAGTCATGTTCTTAAAGTTTGCACCTTCAGCAGGAGTACCCCAGTTAGCTTTTGTTGTATCTGATTCGATGTCTTGTGGATGATCGATCCACCATACCCACTTAGAACGATCGTTAATTACTGTTCTGTAGTAGTTAGTCTTACCATCGGATGTACGTGCATCAGAAGCTTTTGATAAGTCAGAATATTGTTCAACAATAGTTCCTGGATTACCAGTAACACGACCTTCTTTATCGATAACAACTACGTGAAGTTCATCATTTGAACCGCCTTGCTTTTGTGCATAGGCTGAAGTTGTTGGAGGATTGTTATTGAACAAACTCTTATACTTCCACTCAGCAACCATGTCTGATACGCCAAATGCATCATGCTTAGCAGGACTCTTAAGTACAATTGTTTGTACTTGCTTAACTGCTTCAATAGAACCGATTTCGGCACCAGCAGAGTCAACAAGCATTTGACCAACTTGCCAATCGTTATCTTGAGCATCAGCGCATGTTACGATGAAACCTTTACGAGATAAACGATATACATCGTCTTCGTCGTCCCACTCTTTAACAAAGCCATCGATTACGCCCATTGATTGAGATTGTACAGCACCACCGTCGGCAGTTTCAATAATCTCAATGTAGGTTGCAGTCTTATACTTGAAAGTTGTTGTAGTAGGAGCAGCAGTAACAATTGCATTAACTACGTTAACTGTTTGATCGTTTGTAGCTTGAACAGTTACAAACTGACCTTGTTTTAAACCGTGGTCTTCAGTTGTAGTAATAGTAACCTCACCACCAGTTGTACGAGCAACTTTACTAATGACTTTTGTTACGCCATAAGTTTGTGCACGAACGTGTTGGTTCAGATCAACGCTATATACTGTTGGAGCTGAAAGCTGAATGAAACGATAGGTACGATCTGAAACGATGTGGCTAATTTCACCAATCTCGTCACCGTTGCCTGTACGGAACATCTTACCTTCGTCAACGGCAGAGTTATCAAACTGTGCTTCGTCTTGAAGAATACGGCGAACATATGTTAGTTCACGATTTTCTTCGCTTTCTTCTACTGTTTTACGAGCAAGGAAGAGACCATTAACGAGTGTAGACCAGTTTGCCGAGTCGCACATTGAAACTTGTAGACTGTTGCCAAGTGTACCTGGATACTTAGCAGCCCACTCTCCGTGTGTTGCTTCGCCAAGGCCATAACTAACATCATAGTCAGTCTTGTTCTTGATCTTTAAACCAGAAGTAACTAATGAAGCTTCAGCAACTGCTGGAGTTCCAGTATATGATACTTGGTTTGGTGTAATAACAACAGTCACGGTTTGAGCGTCAGTATAACCAGAACCACCTGATGTTACAGTGATTTCTTTGATTGAACTTGCCTCAAGACCAAACGTAATGTTTGCACCTACACCAGTAGAAGTTGTTGCTTCGTTTGCAGTTAAGATGGTGAAAGTAATTGCTGTTGGGTTGATATAACCATCGCCTGGAGTAGCGCCAGTCTCAGAGAAACTGATAGCAGTAATAGCACCAAGTTCGTTAACTGTGGTGATCTTTGCTTTTGCTATTTTGTATTCGCGATTAGTTACGTTACCATTAGCATCTTTGGTATCAAAAGTTTGTTCTGGACGGCTCAGTTTAATAACTTGACCTGCAGAATAACCAGAACCACCACTTACGATTGTATGTGATGCGATCTCGCCGCCAGATAAAACTGCTTGTGCTGTAGCTTGTACACCACCGTTGAGTGCTGGGGCAGTAATCGATATTGCTGGTAGTGCAGTGTAACCAGTACCTGCAGTAGTAACAGTAACGTTTGTAACTCGACCAGATCTGCGAGCAACAGCGTTTCTCGCTGAAGCCGTATCTACACGAGCAACATACATCTGCTTAGAGTAATCTAGGAAGTTCTTCGCTAAGAAGAACGATTCGAAATTTGCATCGGTTGGTGCGTTAAAGGTGGCGACCAGATCTGACTCAGAACCGATTAGTACCGGCTCTTCTACAGGTCCCCATCTGAACATACCAGCCATAGCTCCTGTAGAGGTCGAAAGAGTTGGTACAATTTGCGTGTAATCCTTCTCAATAACCTGTACGCCTGGACTTAGTTGAACGGACATTTATTTCTCCTTGTTTCAGTATTATGTGATTGCGTCATAAATCACCATAATCTTATTTATTTTTTCCTACTTTTTAGAAGTTGAGTAGCTCGGGTTCACCTGCAACAGATCCATCATTAAACCATCCTATAGGAGTCATTTCCTCGTCGATTTGTTTCATTTGATTTTGGTACATGACTTCTCTCAAATCTACATTATTTATGTCTTTGAAATATTGAGAAGTAGTCAACCATCCGAGTAAGACGAGAGTCATAACAAGATCGTCATGATAACCGTCATCAGCTGCGTATGATCCTTTTTTCTCAATAAATGTGGCAATCTCTGATATGATATCCGGATCTTGAACAAGTAACTTATTCTCTTCTACGAGAGACTTAAAGTTCATACATCCAAGACGCTTTACTTTCTTATCAGTCATCACGCCGAGTTGAGTCTTGCCTGCTCCAAAACCACCAGAAACAATTTGTCCCTTTGTGCTTCGTGTTACAAACAATATATTTTCGTACTCAAGCTCGCCATAGAAAATATGTGCTACTTGCTCAGACTTATTAATCTCAAGTAGCACATATGCTTCGTTATATTCTTTTGCAACCTTATAGATTGCGTTAGGATACAGTAATGGACTGATCCTGTTATTTCTATATTTAGCAACTACGCGATATGGGATTTCTGTCACGTCGGTTACAGTAAATGCTGAATAGTCTCCTCCAACTCCTTCAGCAGTATCAGCAACTACTACATATACGTGTCCTTTAATAGGTGCTTCCATTACGTCTAGTCCATCTTTACTTTGATAGATGTACTTACTTGGAAGCATCTTCGAGAATACGTCGGCTCTAATTAAAGTAAGAGCAGAACCAATAAAGCTACATAGAACTTCTTGGTTATATTTTAGTTCACCTAGTAATTCAAGTTGTTTCTGAGCCCAAGCTTCATCGCGATCAGGATGTTCATGGTACTTAACTTCAATAGGTATAAATCCATTCGCGCCAGACTGAGCGCCATTCCAGAATTGCCAGAAGTGATTATAACCCAAAGGAGTGGAAGTTAATACAATCTTAGTTGTTTTACCAGCAGAGATTGTAGGATATGTGGAAGTAAAAAAGTCTTCAGCTACAGTGTTCGGAATAATCGCAGTTTCGTCAACATACAAGAAGTTAACAGACTTACCACGAATACCAGATGTAGATGTAGCAGCGGTAAATACCTTTGAGCCATTCTCAAGTTCAATGTCACCTTTATTCCATGTAGTAACACCTTGCTGCAACCAAGCAGGAAGACATTCATACATTAATTGATAACGAGCTAAAATTTCTCGTGCAGCCGCAGCTTTGTTAGCAAGAATAGCTACAGTCTTATGATCTTGAAAGAGAGTATAGTAAAGAATATATGCAGCTACAGTTTGGGTCTTACCCATTTGTCGTGGCTGCATTGACACCACACGATTCTCTTTATGAATAGAATCAATAAAGCGTCTTTGATATTCAAACAGTTCAAAGTCAATAAGACCTTTATCAAGTGATATGATCTTACAATACTTTGTGATAAAATAAATCGGGTCGTTCTTACATTTAATGTACTCAAGAACTTGTTCCTGAGTGAATTGTACGGGTACGCCCGATGCTTTTAACTGTGGGTTTGCATTATAGTATTTACTCATTCTCTAGTTTGCTCTAAGATCACGGTGCCATTCTTAGCAATCTGCAACAGATCTGTAACTTCAGTACTATCTATAGCAGCAACATCAGGTTGACCAACTGGTGGTCTATAATCACCTGCAAATCTATTCGTAATTCTTTCGTCTATAGTATTACCAATATTCGTTGCAGTGTATAATTCTAGTTGATCTGGATCTATATTAGAATTAGGCGTATTGCCAATATCAATAAGTGCTTTAGTAATTATGCCCTGTTGACTTACTGGTCCAAACATATTCAACTTCATAGTAAAGTTGAGAGTCCATGTTACAAATCGACGAGTTTGAAAGTCACCATCATAGTCATCTTGTTGACTTACACTTGTTAGGACAATTGGTATATCGGTAACGACGTTAAGTTGATCAAGCGATTTAACACCAAGAGTAAATTCCGGCGTGAAATAAGGAAGAATTTGTTCAACGATTTGAAAAGCGTCTTCCTGAGTTTTAGTAAGGACATATAAAGTAATGTCAACATTATATGGAACCGGCGCATATGCAAAAGTCATGGTGGTACCACCACTCGCACATACTACCTTTCCAATCTTATTTAATTTTCGCGATGGGTCATAGTTGACACCAGTAATTTCAAATGCTATTCTAGGAAGTACTGTATAAGTGTGGTTCTCGAGATTAGGATCTGAATCAACACGAACAATCCACTTTTCTTTTGGCGCTTGAGCAATAGGCACCTTTAGTTTTTGTACAGCACTTCCATCTGAGTTTCTACGCTCAATATGGATGTTACTAAACATACTACCAAACGCTATGATAGCACGCTTAAAAACTTTATGGTAAAAAGGATTTGAGGTGAACATTGATATTATTCAAAGTAATTATGTGGAAGATTCCAATGCCCATCAGTGAATATAAGAGTTACTATAGCACCTGTGCTTCTACTTGCCCTGAATGGGAACCACCAATTAGCATTAGATAGTTCAGTAATACTACCATTACCATCAGTCCAACGAGCATGCGCAAAAGACATTGATGTATATTCATTTTCTGCTATAGCTGATGCTGGAACTATGTACATAATTTGACCTTCAACACCATCCGCTAAAGTATATTGTTCTGAACTACCAACTGTTAATGGAGTAATTTTATTAATTGATTTTGTTAAATCTAGTGCTCGATTTACTGGTGCGCTAATTGCAGTGATTTCAAAAGTCATGTCATCAATACCATTAGTTCCGCCAAAAGCAGAACCGGGTATTGGTCCAACTGTTTCTCCAACCGTATGTCCCGATCCACCACTGTTAATAGTTGTAACAGTAGCAACTCCAGCATTAACAGCCACTACAAAATTAAGATCACCGACTGCTGCGCCAGTTCCATTTGTCCAGTTTGAATTAGGACTATTTGTAACACTAATTACAGTTGCTGCTCCACCAAGAGTTGCGGTTTTTGCTATTGCGCTATTGACAACAGCACCGGGTAATGTTAGTTTACCATCTGTGCCAAATCTCCAGCGTTTATTATCTAAGTTAGTACCAATGACAACATCGCCACCGTTCTTTTCGATCTTAACATATTGATTGTCGTCACCTAGATACAAATCAGTTGTTACAGGATTACCTGTTACTAAATGTATGTGACTTGTTTCATTATTCGTAGCGCCATTATTATTTACTGTAACAAAGTAACCAGTAGGTAATCCATTATACTCGAAACTATAATATAGCGCTGGATCGTTTTGAGTTTGAGTATTTGTAGATTGCGTGCCTTGAACGCCAGTTAATGTAAAGGTAAACTCAGTGATAGTGCTATTAGCAGGGATAGTCCAAGTGACTTCCTTTGTATCTGCTTGAGAAATTCCTGTAAAAACTACGCTGCCAGTTAATGCTCGACCTAATGATTGTTGAGTTACGCCTGTACCAGTAATTTCATAATTGACAGTTCCAAAGTAAGGGAAGCTTCCTAAATTAATTGAAATGGTAATTGGACTGCCATATACTATATTACCACTTGACGTTACGCTCCACACTGATACTGTTGGACGTACAACTAGACTTTGTCCAGCGCTTGCATTAGGTGGTTCAATAACTACAGTAGTAGATGTTTCAAATATAGCGCTACCGAGTGGTAGTCTTAGCTTGCCAGCAATTCCATCAAAGTGCCAAGTGTAAGTAGTTCCACCAAGCGAATAAGGCTGAACATACAATCCATCTTGACTTTGATAAATCTTGCTATTAACGCCTTGATAAAGCTCGCCATACTTCCAAACAATTCCACGGTTAACCGCACCAGGACCTGAACCATCGAGTAATATATTTCCTTGAGCATCTAACGTAGCAGACTCAGCTGCATTTACAAGTGCGTTTAAAGAAGTCGTTGGTTTATTAGTTAAGTCGTTATAAGATCCACTGAATAGCGTTGGTTTATTACTTAAGTCGTTATAGTTACCAGTAAACAGCGTTGGTTTATTACTTAAGTCGTTATAGTTACCAGTAAACGATGTACGATCGTATAATTCAGTAAAGTTTGCGTTAGCTTTACTGAAAGCCGTACGCAATGGATCACCAGTTTTATCATTGGCTGCTGTTCCAATATTAATAGTTTGTTTTGCCATTATGCTGTATCCGCAGTTAGTTGATTAGAGTCTGCTGACACTATGATTGAATCAGCTGTTTTAGTAGATGTGATATATGGCGTTGTAGAATTTACAACGATATTTTGTGCTTCTTCTGTGAAGATAAAGTTATCACCAAATGAATCTGGGACTTCAACGTCTTCTTGTTTAGTAACGTCAAGTGTTTTAAGAGTCTCAAATGCATCAATATCTTCAATGCCAGTTTCAAGTTTCTCTGAACTATATTGAAAGAGTTCAACTGAAAGTTTGTAAACGCTTAGTTTACCAATCTGATAAAAAGGATCTTGATGTTGAACGAACTTAACTTCAAACAATCCCTTTGTTAATGGAAAGTAAAGTAAATCACCTTCGGCAGGACGATTAGGAAGAAGTGATTGACCATATTGACCAACGAGTTGTTCCCAACGACGACGTGCAACTGTAAGTGTTGCACTCTGTTCCATCATTAATCCAAACTTCTGAATGAATGCGCCTTGCCCTTCAAAGCCATCTACTGTCTCAAGATACATTTCGATAGGATATGCGTCTTTAAACTTTGAAAGGCGATCCTCACCAAGGATCTGATCTTTTCCTACTAGTACTCGAGGAATGTAATAGAAGTCACTGCCCCATATTGAGATAGACTCAATGATGAGGTCTTCTAATAGGTACTGCTCATTCTTCGTACCGTGAGAAAAGTAGACGTTGCGAGCCATGCATTATCCCATAAAGAAGTCAAGAGGCGCTTGCTTTGTAATCATATCATCTTCAAGATCTTTAATCTCAGATGTAGCTTCATCATACAGTTTGTCGCCATCAATAGTTACTCCACCAGGAAGTTGTAGACCACTAAACTTTTTAAGGTTAGTGCCCCATGCTAATTTGA